GTTATGCCCGGCAAAGTAGGAGAAGAAGGAAAACAACAACTACTAATGAAAAAAATAGCAAATCAAATACAGAAAAAATTAGCAGGTAGTGGTAAGCCGGGATCAACACCTAGTCCTCTTGCATCCGGTGGTAAAGTAAAAAAGACCTATGCTATGGGTGGTGGAATAAGAAAGGCCAACTATAAATAAAAGACGGCACAGTATATATAACTCAAGTACAGCAACAGGAGAAGATTAGTGGCAGAGACTACTGACAAAAAAGGTATTTTTAAAAAGCTTATAGATAAAGGAATAGATAAACTATCTAAGCTTGAACGAAAATATGTGCAAGGTATAGATTACGAAGACGATCCTTTGTATCAAAAAGAAATAGAAAAAAAAGAAAAAGAAGAATTTGATGAATTGTTTAAAGCCAAAGGTGGAAGAATAAAAAAGAAAAAGATGATGAGTGGTGGCATAGTTAAAAAATATGCTAAAGGTGGTGGAATAAGAAAGGCCAATTATAAATAACTATGCAACACAACGGTATACTAGCAGAGAAGAAAAAAGAGTTAACAGACAAACAGAAATCGTTTCTTAGCTCTCTGTTTGAATCTGGAGGAAACATAAACGTAGCTTTAGATAAAGCCGGTTATGCTAAAACATCTAGAAGCATGGTGTTAAAAACACTATCCGATGAGATACTAGAAGCAGCTAAAACAGAAATGGCTGCACACTCTGTAACAGCAATACACAGAGTTGTAGAAGGAATGAACGATGTGGGAGAACACCCACGAGCAGAGTTAAGATTAAAAGCTGCCCAGACTCTATTAGACAGAGTTGGATTGGGAAAGCAAGAGAAAGTAGAAATAGAAGGTAAACTACTGCATGGAGTGGTTCTTATGCCTTCAAAAAAAGCCATGCCAACTGTAACAATTAACGAGGAGTAAGGATATGTGGAGAACACCAACATTTAAAGAAGTAGCTGTAGGCCTTGAGATTAACTGCTATGCTTGTGCAGAAATCTAGAAAGTGGCAGATATAACAGGTAAAGGTCGAGGAGGAGGTTTAATTATGAGTACAATTGTTAAACTAAATCCCGGCATTAAACCAAAAGAAATTACCCCAGCACATATAGCTGCAGCAAAGAAATCATTAAAAAATGATGGTATAGAGATATTTGATGATGGTTCTTTTAAATTAAAAGCCTATGGTGGTAAGATTAAGAAAAAAATGATGGCTGGTGGAGGTAAGTTAAAAAATGTACCCTCTGGCAACAAAGGACTTGGTAAACTGCCTACAGCAGTAAGAAATAGCATGGGCTTTAACGCATCTGGTGGCAAAGTTAAAAAAACCTATGCCAAGGGTGGTGGAATAAGAAAAGCTAACTATAAATAATGAAGTTACTACACTGTATCATACTCTGTACTATACTGTTGCTGTCCATCAGTGCATTTGCAGCCGATACAGTGACTTCAACATCATCCACCGTATCAGGCACTACCACAGTCGATAGAACTCCAAGCACTGCTAATGCTCCATCTGTAATGATAAACAATCAGGATGTTTGCAGCTTTGCTGCTACCGGAGCAATACAGACACAGATATTTGGTTTAGCCGGTGGTACAGCCATAAGAGATATGAATTGTGAACGCATGAAATTATCTTCTAGGCTGTATAGAATGGGAATGAAAGTAGGAGCAATAGCCATGCTCTGTCAAGATGCAAGAGTATTTGAAGCAATGGAAATGGCAGGCACCCCCTGTCCTTACAAAGGTAAAATAGGATTAGATGCTGCAAAAGCATGGGCTGAAAATCCTGAAAAAAGACCAGATTATGATGAATGGGTTAAAGAGAATGTTACCGATAAAGAAATTACTAAAGAGGAAGCTACCGGCCTTGGTATTGGCATTGGTGGCCTTCTTCTTTTACTCCTTCTCTAGTAAAGCTGAGTTATTAACACCGGGGGAAACCTCTGTAGAAGAAAAAGTAACTGAGCATCTTGGTGAAGGACACATTGATACTGTAACAAGAACAACTACTATTATAGAGAACCAAACAACAGGGAACATTCTAGATAGTAACACAGGTGTCGTAACAACAAAATACGAAGGGGATATGGATTCGGATTGGGGTGGGATCGGATCTGCTAGTATGCCAGATTGCAGTGCACATTTTAGCACAGGCAAGTGTGGTAAAGGAACAAGTAGCACACTGACTACATTTGACCAGTATGTAGACATAAGTGACTTTCATATCTCTGATGGAGGAGCTTTAGAGTGGGAACTTCAGATGTACCATTCACAAGAGAACACCACAGGGTACTTTGAGACTAAAGGATATAACGACAACATATTACAATGGGAATCTGGACAGATAAACCTAGAAAACACAGGGAATCCAGAGACTTTTACAGGGATACAGAACTTTACAGGAGATCTTGATAAGGTTTTTATAAGAGTAGGTGGTAAAAATAACTATTTCTTTGACAACGTAGCTTACACTGTAAACTACAACGTAATAACAACTGCTGTAGAGACATGGGTAGAAATAGTACAGCCTATGCAGATGAGTGAGTCCTTAACATTAGAAATGATGGACACATATGAGTCATCCTCTCCGGAACAGCAACAAGAGATGGACAGTATGATGCAGGATATGGATATGGTAGTCCATATTGACTTAGGAACTGCAGAGTTTTCTTCTGATATGGAAGTAGATGACATGCCATTAGATATGCCACAAGATACTATGGGTGGTATGGATACAATGTTTCAAGATATGGATGTAGGTAACATGTCTTTTGATGAAGTAATGCAAGAAGTATCAATAGCCGTAGCAGAAATAGAGAATGTAGGCATGGAAGTAGATGCTGTAGAGATAAAAATGCCAGATACTAAAGAGTTTGTAGAGGTAGAGATAAAGTCAGAGCCTAAAATAGAGGTACAACAGACTCAAGAAGCAGTAGAAGAACAGCCTAAAGAGGTAGAAGTAGTAGAAGTTGTTGCAGAACAGCCAAAAGAAGAGGCAGTTAAGGAAGAAGCCCCTAAAGAAGAAGCTCCTAAAGAAGAAATAGCTGAAAAAGAAGTAGAAGAAGAGCCAGTAATAGAAAAGGTAGAAAAAGTTGAGGAGCAACCGAAAGAAACAGCTGAGAACAAACCGACTAAAGAGCAGGTGCAGAAACAGAAGAAGGCAAAGAGGATAATGACAGCAATGGCCAGTAGTTATGACCCTGTATCTCAAATGACAACACTAGCTCTTGTAAATGCATTAGGTCCAGACATCTCTACTTACAGCAATCAGATACCAGTAGTACAGCCTTCTTGGTATGAGACAAAAGAAATATATGAAAACACTATACTACCAGACCCTTTAGGAAGTTACATATCTCTTAGCTCAAGTTTACAAATGGAAAAGATGGTAAGTCAACAATATGAGTAGTGAAGTAGAATTTGCAGGAGTTAAATTTAAAGGTGGCAGATTAATAGCCATTCTTACAGCTTTGAGTACACTAGGTGGAGGAATCTGGGGAGGATTTGAAGTATATGGTCGTTGGCAAGCAATGGAAGCACAGATATCAGCATATGTAGAGCCTGACCTAAGTGGATTTAACAGAGAGATAGGTATTATTACCGAAACAGTAACAAGTTTAGAAAAAAGAGTAGAAACAGAGCTATTAACATTAAAAGAGTTGTTGACATCTGCACAAGATTCTGTTAGAACTATTAAAACGGATCTAAAATCTGATATGTATAATATACAAGACTCTATGGATGTAATTGTAGACGATAATAGAGAGTTAAATAGAAACGTATACTCCAAAATAGAAAAAATTAAGGTAGATATGCAAGTAGTTACTACTGATGCACAGAATGGTCTTAATAATCTGATACAACATGCTTCAGATAGGTTTGACTCTAAACGTACAGCACTAGAAGAAGGTGCACAGAGAAGACAAGACTTCTTAACAGAGGAAATGAAAAGTTTAGAAGAACGATTTGGTGTTAAGCTGCAAAGAGCTTTATCAAATCCTTTAACGGGGCAATAATATGAGTGAAGAAGAAAAAAAAGAATGGAAATGTGCAGACTGCACTTGTGAAAACTGTGAATGTACAGAAGAAAACCAATGTGGGAATTGTGAATGCACGAATATAGATGTAGTTTAGACAGAGTAGTTGATGGAGATACAATAGATGTACATATTGACCTTGGTTTTAAAATCATACTATCAAAGGAAAGGGTACGATTACTCGGAATCAATACACCCGAGTCGAGAACCCGTAATTTGGAAGAAAAAGCTCTTGGATTGGCTGCTAAAGCTAGGCTTAAAGAACTTCTTCCGAAAAAGTTTATAATAAAGACGTTTAAAGACGAAAAAGGCAAATTTGGTAGGATATTAGGCTTACCTTTTGTAGAAGATGTAGATATATGCCAACAACTTATAGATGAAGGCCATGCTAGAGTGTATCATGGAGGAACAAAGGTTCCTTGGGTATAGAAAACAAAAATAGAACGTCTTCTACTGTTCCTTTTGGCTATAAACTATCAGAAGATCAGAAAACATATGAGCCTGTAGAGAAAGAGTTAGAATTGTTAGATAAAGCTTTTGATTATGTACGAACAGTAGGCCCAGCTAAAGCATCTCGATGGTTATCTACAGCTTCAGGAAGAAAGATATCAAATCCGGGTTTAACAAAACGTATGGATAAGGGATTATACCTATAGAAGAAATAAAGAAAAAACGAGGTAGACCAGCAAAGAAAGAAGGGGAACCAAAAACCTCATACAACTGGTCATCTCGCATGAGAGCCAAACTTGCTACTCAAAAAAGCATCTCTACTAAACGTAGGAATGCTGAAAAGGCTACAAACAAAGCTAAAAAAGCCAGAGCAGCATCAAAAAGGGCTCAGGAGGCATCTAAGAAAATAGATGATGCTCTAAAAGGTAGAGGAAAGTCCGTTGTCACTACAGATGATCTAAAAAGCATACCAAAAGCACTAAGAGATCACCTAAAAGACCAT